CCTGTATCGATGCCTACAACGAAGCCTACCAAACCATGAAAGGAAAACCATGAATGCAGAACAGTTGGCGCAAGCCTTGAAGATGTCACCAGCCAAAGCAGAGGAGTGGATTGATGCAATCAATGAAACTTTTGATCGTTTTGACATTTCTACTCCTGAGAGACAGGCTTGTTTCCTTGGTCAGACGGCCCATGAAAGCGCTGGATTCACTGCCCTCAAGGAAAACCTGAACTATTCTGCTGAAGGTTTGACTAAAGTCTGGCCTAAACGCTTCCCTTCATTGGATGTTGCACAGCCTTACCATCGCAACCCTGAAAAGATTGCCAATAAGGTCTATGCTGATCGTATGGGTAATGGAGATGAGGCTTCTGGTGAAGGCTTTAAGTATCGTGGTCGTGGCCTTATCCAATTGACAGGCAAAGACAACTATGAGGCTTGCGGTGAGGCTTTAGGTGCTGATTTGGTGGGTGACCCTGACCAAGTGTCTAGCCCTAAGTTTGCTGCCCTGAGTGCTGGTTGGTTCTGGGATAAGAACAAGCTGAATCAGTATGCCGATTCCAACGATATGACCACCTTGACCAAGCGCATCAATGGTGGCACACATGGCTTGGATGACCGCATTGCTCGTACTCAGCAAGCCATTGACGTATTGATGGCCTAATCGTCTAGGAAGAAGAGCAGGGCGACTACAGCTAGTAGCGTCACTGCTCCTCCTATTGCTAGGATAAGCAAGATGTTGATGACGTTACTCAGCACCTTTGACCTTCCATTCACGTTCGTTACGTCCTGATTTTGACTTGACTGTGCGTCCTGTCAACTCAATTAAGTCCATATTGGACAACTCGTTTAAACGTCTTGCAACCTGATTTGAGTCTAAGCCGCTATGTTGGGCTATCCCATCCTTGCCAAGCGCACCATGAGCCTTTAAACAGTCCACAATGATGCCAAAGTGCTTGGAGGCCAAGTCTTTAGCTGAATCTGCTGCTTCAAAGCTGGTTATAGGGTCTGAAGCTCTTGCCCGACCAAAGATAGGCAAGTCAAAGAACTTCTTCACACCACCACCAAAATGTATATCGTCTAATTTACTCATCATTCACTCCTGTTTAAAAAGGTGAGGTACTCGTAACACTGGTGCAATTGCCTTGCGTATCGAATGCCAGCATTACTTTCCCTCTTATTCAGTCAGACTCTAAAAAGGGATGTCCGAGTCCATGTCATCAAATCCAGCTTTAGGCTTGGCCTTAGCTTGTGGTGCTTGTCCTTGTTCTTCTTTAGGGCTGAGAGCCAAACCCATGAACTTGCCGTTCTTACCTTCTTTAATCCATGCTGACAGCCAGTATTCCTGACCATTCACACGAATATTTCCTTTGTAGTGAGGGTGTGATTCTTTTTCACGCTTATCGTTCTTGAACATCACACCACTATTATCACGCTGATTAGTATCCATTTAACACTCCTTGATATGCTGAAAACTCTTTGTGCAACTTGTTTGTTGCTTCTATTGCTACTAACTCTGCCAATTCTTTATCTTCATAGTATCCAAAACTATGACACTTGGAATTGACTCTCAATTGAACAAACCATTTTTTATCTCTTTTATGCCACATCACTCCTTTTGTTCCACTTGTATTTCGTGTGCTAATTTTTTGATTCATGCAATTCTGAGAAAAAGTTGCACCCCTCAAATTTTCTATCTTGTTGTTTGTTTTATTTCCATCAATGTGATCTACAAAATCGGGCAAATAACCATGATGGTATAAAAATATTACTCGATGTGTTTTCTGAAACTTTGAGTCAACACGAACCCTGTGGTATCCAGTCCGTTTGTCAAGAGTTCCTGCTGGTTGACCAATTTTTACGCAATGCGCTGTTTTAGTCTTCCAATATAAAACACCATCTGAATAATCAAAATACTCACGAATTTTTTGCTGTTCCATATTTACACCTTAATTTCATTGAGTTTTTTAACTTTGTCATCCACTTCCGCAAGAAACTGGATAACCTCTTTTTCGAGTTCTGCAATGTACAAGTCATTGCGCTCGATTCTTTTGATGAACAACTGAAGATGGCTAGGCATTCGTGGGTCAAAACTCACAAAGTCGCACCAACTTCTGTCTGCACATCGCATCTGCCACTGCATCTGGTCAAAATACTTCTTGGCTGGTTCATCGCCCAAGACAGTCTCTATGTGAGTTGCAGTGTTTGGGCATTTGATTTCCAAGCATCCATCGTCACCCACCAAGCCATCAGGAGAGGCGGCAGACATAGGAATACTAGGATGGTCAATAGCACCTACCTGATCGACCATATTGCCTGTTTTAGCCTCGTATGCGGCTCTGGCATATGTCTCGTTCTCGATACCCCATTCCATAGCAGCATTTGAGTAGGATTCAGCCACTTGATTGGTCATGCGTTCTACGACCAACTGTGCCATGTAGTTTGCTCTACTGGTGCTGTAACCTGTCTTTGTCTTGGCAACAATGTCAGAGATACGAGAAGCAGTAGCCTTACCACAACGCTGTGCAAACCATTCGGGTGAGCCTTGTACGATTTCAGTCATGCTTCCCTCGCCATCAGCATTGCGTCTGCCATTGAATATGCGTGTTCAGCTATGACCATATCTGTTTCTGGATAAATGTCACGACCAATCCAACCAGACATAAATGCTTGCATAGCCTTTGCCGCAAAGTAATCACGCAAGGTCATGCCTTGTTCCGTAATATGCGCTACACCTGCTGGTGCTGGAAATGCTGGTGGGTTGTTCATTTCAATGCCCCTTTACGCTTTTCTTTGGCATCAATCACTTTCTTTTGCCAGCCCTTATCAGAACCGCAAGCAGAGTAAGCAGCAGTGTAGACATTCTTCAGTTCTTCCATGTTGGATGCCGCATCAATAGCCGCTAAGTGGTCAATCATTGCGTTTACATCAATGTCAGAGCCAGATTCACCTTCAGGCAAGTCTTCTCCAGCATAGATATACAAGCCCAAGCCATGCAAAGACAAAGCCTTAGTCATGCACCGCATGATGGCAGTGTTGACAGCAAATGCGTCTGGGTTGAGGATTGCTTTGTTACGAAAATCCATCACTGGCAGTTGGCAAGTCATTGGTTTGCCAAACATAGTGACTGTGACGAACACCATTGCAGTGCCGTTTACGTCCATGTAACACTTGTCTCCAAACATCTCGACTTTGTAGACAGCTTCTGGGTCTGCCTTTAGTGCTTCAGCCCATGCCCATGCCCACGAAAGGTAGGTAAGGTTGGCCTTCTTCTCTGTATGTTCATTTACGTTCTTGTTAAGCAACATTAACACTTGTTCTTGATTCATCATTCACTCCTATATACGCCATCTAAAATATCTTTTGTTTCCTGAGCCACCATCCACATTGCCAACAGTGTGAGGTCAGCATGGATTTGGGCTATGTCGCTACTGTATCCTTCGTATTTTCTGTGAAGGCACTTGTCCGACAGTTTCTTTGTTGTCTGCTCGATTCGTATCAGCAGTGGTGCATAGTCGATCATCATTAACTCCTGTTTGTTTAAACTTCTTCCACGTTTCCGCAACATTGGTTTGTGCGGCATTCACATACCCAAATTCTGGGTTGGTGATCGGTTTAGATGGCACTGCAACGCTCTGATATTTTCCAACGTATGCCATCTTCTTAGCCCCCTTTCGCAGCAATTTCTGCCGCTGTTTGATGCTGACTATGGGTGTCCAAATCTGAAAATAAGATAAAGTCCATTTCGCCACAGCACTTAATTTTTCCATTGCGAGGCTTAACACAGTATGGGCAGTATTGGTCATTTGAGTGTTCCTCAATAATTCTTTCAAGGTTGAGCTTGGTTTTCATTGCTGGCCTCGCTTGTGGTAGGGATTGATTGTAGGGATTGCACCTTTTTCTTGTTCTATTTGCTCTTGCAGTCGCTCCATGCGATAGAAGCGCCACAAGTTGAGTTCTTCTTCGTCATCAACCCAAGGTGTTGTTGGCAGTTCTAGAGAGATTTCAGCCATACGCTGCGCTTTGAGTTCGACTCTGGCTCGTACCATGTCTGCAACATCTGCCCATGCGTTACAAAGGATGGCTTCAAGGATAGCTTTGCTATCGCAAATAGCATCTGCTACATCATCTGGTGTGAAGTCTTGCAGTGCTGCCCATGTCTCGTGCTTAATATCAATCATCATTCACTCCTGTTAAAAACCTATCAATGCGTGTATTCTGTCAGACATTATTGTAATTGACCATAGGGATTTCCCTAGTGCAGTTGTGTATTTCAGACAGTCGTTTGTTAGTGAACACTTTCCCGCATTTCAAGCACAGCCATGCAATTCCTTGGTCAACAGTGGTTTGTCTGTTGCCGTGGAGTCCTTTTGTGCGACCATAAAAAGTGCGGATTTGTTGAATCATGTCTTTACTCTGTCTTTGTAAATGTTGTATCTCCATGCTGTTGCCTCAGTGTCTATGCGTGTCCAGATGCCTTGCTTTTCTTCCTCTGTCATAGCGTTCCACTTGGCAACCTCAATGTAAGTTCTGCCACACCCCTTGCACACCTCGTCATACAAGGTCGTACAGACTGCTATGCAGGGGCTATCTGTCATGTGTTGTCCTGTGGTGGTGTGCAGGTATGGATGTCGTTTGTGCGTTTGCCGCATCGTGGGCAGAAGTTCTGCTCTGTGCGCTGTGGTGGGTGGGTGTAGAGGTCAATAATTCGTCTTGCCAAATCTCTGCGACTTCTTTTCCCGCCGCCTTCATCCCATTGAATGATGGTTTCGTAGACTGTTTCCAATGCCACAGGCTCTTGGCTTTCCAGCCCTGCAATGGCTTGGCGCACTTTGTCTTTAATACCATCTGTATTCATAATCAAATGAGCGTGTTCGCCAGCATTCAACGCCTTAAGCGCCAGCCTCAATACTTCAATCATTGTTCTTCTCCTTGAGTTTGGCTTCGTGACACGGGACGCATACACTGCCGTATTTTGGCCCGCCCATTGATCGAATTGCCGCATTGCATTTTGAGCAGAGGATGAAAGCTGCTGTGGCGATATATCCTCGTTCAATCTCGTGAATGGGCTGACCATCTTTGTCGTAACCCAGAATCGGTTCACCCATTGTTCTTCTCCTTGAGTTTGGACTCGATGGCTCGGGCAAAAGTAACCGCACCGCCGACCATCTCACTCCTGTTCATTGCCGCCTCAGTGCTGCAAACCCCAATCTCATAATCCGTCAGCCCCTGCCATGTGCGCTGTGGTGGGTGGGTGTAAAGTTTTGTGCCAATAGGCAATGCAGGTTCATGCCACCAAGACATTGCAGGTTCATGCCACCAAGACATTGTTATGTCTGCCCCTGTTTCAATTGTGACTGTCGCCACAGGTTCTTGCTCAATCTCTTGACCCAACCTCTGCACTTC